TTACCACCTGGAAAGGTGTTTATCGGCTTTCTAGACGGTTACAAGGATGCCTCAGAGGCTTTAGCTGCTGGCGATGCAGAAGCTGTCAGAGCTGTATGCAACTACAACCATCAACAATACACACCTGATGGGATTGTAGACGCCAAAGACTTGCTTGAAGTTGTCACAACCCCCTCACCTCCAGCCGACCATGACTACTCCTTTCAAGGACTACAAACAAAGCTTCACGGGATCAGGTTTGGGGAGCTTACAACAATTACTGCGGGGAGTGGCATCGGAAAATCCTCCTTCTGTCGTCAACTCGCAGTTGACCTTCTTAATTCAGGAGAACGGGTCGGTTACCTGGCACTTGAAGAATCTAACCGCCGTACTGCTCTCGGACTCATGTCATCAGCAGTCGGAAAGTCCCTACATATCGGAGAACACAGCAAGCGAAACCTGACAGAGTATTTTGATCAAACTATTTCTAACTGGAATCTTCATTTGTTTGACGGTTTTGGGAGTTATGATCCAGATCACATTTACAACCGTATCGAGTACATGGCAGCGGGTCTTGAGACTCGTGTCGTGTTTCTTGATCACCTCAGTATCCTTCTGTCTGGTCTAGATGGTGACGAGCGCCGGATGCTGGACATCACGATGACCCGTCTCCGCAGTCTTGTGGAACGGACTGGCATTGCCATGTTCTTGGTGTCACACCTCCGCCGTACAACACAATCGGATAAAAACCATGAAGAAGGAGCAAGAGTTACTCTCGGCCAGCTACGCGGCTCAGCTGCAATTGCTCAGCTCTCAGATAGCGTTATTGCACTCGAACGAAATCAGCAGAGTGGATCTAAACACAATGCTACGACAGTGCGAGTCCTTAAGAATCGATATTCTGGCGAAACTGGCGTCGCGTGCTTACTAGATTACGATTTATCCACCTGTAAATTTAATGAAACTGAATCAACAACGGAGCCTGAATACATCCCAGATTTCTGATCTTAAACGTCCTAACCCACCCACGCCAGAGATGGTGAAACGTGCACAATTTGTTGACAAGACTTATGTCTGGAAACACTCTAGTATTCGATCTAGAAAGCAACGGTCTCCTGAATGATGTTACCAAGATCCACTGCCTTGTTATTCACGAGCAGGAGACTGGTGAGACGATTGCTTACAACGATGAAGGTAACGCTGAGCCGATCACCCGTGGGGTCCAAAGGCTTGAAGATGCTGACGTCATTGTGGGCCACAACGTCATCGGCTATGACATACCTTGTCTCCGTAAGATTTACTCGTGGTTCGCACCAACCGCCATGGTTGTAGACACGTTGTTGCTGTCACGTCTGTATCACACAGACATGCTCAACATCGATCAAACAAGAAAGTTCAAACAGATGCCACTACAGCTATACGGTAGGCACTCGTTAGAGTCTTACGGCTATAGGCTGGGTGAATACAAAGGGTCTTTTGGTAAAGACACTGACTGGCAAGAGTGGAGTCAAGAAATGCAAGATTATTGCGTACAAGATGTCAACGTCACTCGCAAACTATGCGACCACTTCCACAAATACCTGAGTGGGTCCAATTAGAACACCAGGTTGCACAAATCCTTACCACACAAGAACTCCATGGATGGTATTTTGATGAACGCGCTGCATGGGAATTGTCATCATCTCTCAGAGCAGAACTTGAAGAAACTTGTGCAATACTACGCGACGGGCACGCTTACGTCCCAGGACCGGAATTTACTCCTAAGGGAAATAACAAACGCTACGGGTATATTGCCGGAGCTACATTCACCCGCATCACTGAACTTAACCCCACATCACGGGACCATATTGCATGGTTCCTGGGAGAACATTACGGATGGGAACCAACACTCAAAACAGAAACAGGCAAAGCAGTAATCGACGAAGTTGTACTGAAGGAAGTTGCTTCGAGTGGGATTACGATTGCAGAGGACTTTCTCAAGTGTCTGACTATTACAAAGAAATTGGGGATGATCTCGCAAGGCGTGAACGCATGGCTCAAGCTATGTACGACTGCTAGTCGAGTACATCATCACTGCTCAGTTGCAACTAATACACATCGTTGTGCACATCGTAGACCAAACCTAAGTCAAGTACCTTCTGATCATGACTGTAGACAACTCTTCAAAGCATCGCCTGGCAAAGTTATGGTGGGTGCCGATCTTAGCGGCATCGAGCTTCGGATGCTCGCAAATTACCTCGCTAAATATGATGCGGGACGCTACGCGGACGTACTCCTCAATGGAGACATCCATCAAGTCAACGCAGACAGAATTGGAATCAGCAGGCGCGAAGTTAAAACAATCACTTATGCCTTCCTCTACGGGGCAGGCGACGCCAAAATTGGTCTCTCCTTTGACTCTTCCCTAAATGATAGAAGTGCTAAATCCAAAGGCAAAGAAATCAGAGCGGCGTTTGTTTCTGCTATTGATGGCCTTGCAGAATTGCTTGCGGCTATAAAACTTGCAAGTAAAAAAGGTTACGTCAAATCTATTGACGGTAGACCTATCAAAGTACAGAGTGAACACAAGGCACTCAACTACTTACTGCAGTCAGGCGCTGGCGTTATCGCAAAACGCTGGATGGTACTGAACGATACAGCAACAAAAGAACTGGATATACCTTGCAACCAACTTGCATTTATCCACGACGAACTACAATTTGAAACCCACCCAAACTATGCAAACTCCCTATCAGCTTGCCTTGAACGTACTGCAGGAGATGCGGGACGATACTACAATCTCAGAGTACCAATCGCAGCCGAAGCCAAAGAAGGACACAGTTGGGCTGACGTTCACTGATCCTTTTGCTTGGGCTATTGGTATTTTTGAAGGTGAAGGTTGCCTGTCTTACAACTCTAAAGCAGACAAATGGTACATGAAAGTCGAAATGACTGACATGGATGTCCTTTGGTCTTTTTACGAAGCTATCGGCTGTGTTGGCAACCTCGCTGGGTTGAGTAAATCTCCTTCAAGACCGGAACACTACAAACCCACTGGATGCTGGAAAACAGCAGCTCGTGAAACGATGAGAGAACTTTTGATTCGTTTCTACCCTTACATGCACGAACGTCGCCGTGCCAAGTGCGACGAATTCTTTGCCTGGTATCACTCCAAAAAATGAAACTGCTAATTGACGCTGACTTCATTGTCTACAAATGCTGTGCTGCAGCAGAGGATGAGATTGATTGGGGTGACGACGTCATTGTGGTCGTCAGCTCGTTCAGCAGGGCACTAAACAGTGTCGAGCGTGAATTGAGCAACATTAAGAACACTTTCATGTGGGACACCCCTGAATTGATCCTGTTCTTTAGTGACTCTAAAAATTTTAGGAAAAAAATTTACCCAGATTACAAGGGTCACCGAAATAGAAAGAAGCCCTGTGGCTACAGGCGAGTTATCTCAGAACTGAGTGAGCGTTACACAGTGGTCAGGATTCCTGAGCTAGAAGCTGACGATGCTATGGGTATCTACGCGACGTTTGAACCTGGCAACATTATTGTCAGCCCAGACAAAGACATGCGTCAAATCCCTGGCAAACTTTACAACCTTGACGAAACTGTTGAGGTATCAGAAGAGGAGGGGATGCGTTGGCATCTTATCCAAACACTTGCTGGTGACCAGACAGATGGTTACGGTGGTGTGCCAGGTATTGGTGTGAAACGTGCCATCGCTTTGTTAGACAAAGATGGATACACATGGGACACAGTTGTCAAAGCATTCAAGTCCAAAGAATTGGATGAAGATGTAGCTTTGATGAACGCAAGGCTGGCAAAGATTCTTACACATACTGACTATGACGCAATCAACAAACGAGTCATACCATGGCTTCCCGCCACCGCCAGTGATGGAGCTGACGATGGAGCAGAGCTTCAAGCTGAGACGGCTTGAGGATCTACTGCCAGAAGCTGACAAGGCAGACATCATTACACTCTTCCTTGCACTACAAAAGCAGAACTTCTGCTTATCAAACACTGTTACAAATCTAGTTAAACAATGGCCCAACCGTCCCCTGCTCACTACACCCGAGGAAGCATAGAGGTATGGGATTTCATCCGCGACCAACAACTTAGTTATCATCTCGGCAATGCTATTAAATACATTTGCAGAGCCGGTTTCAAAAGTCCTGACACAAAGGTTGACGACCTTAAAAAAGCTATCCACTACCTTGAAAATGAACTCCTACATTCATCGCAGCCTGATGACGATGGCCGAACAGTTCCGCTCAGCGTATACTTTGATGACTGGGAGGGGCCAGCGCGGCCTACAGAAATCTTTGATCGATGAAGAGTGGTCAGAGTTTCATGAAGCTTACCACATGAAAGATGATTGTGAGCAGTTGAAAGAACTAGCAGACCTTGTATATGTTTGCTATCAATTCGCTGCATCACAAGAGTGGGATCTTGACGAAGCCTTTCGTCGGGTCCACGAATCAAACATGTCCAAGCTCGACGAATATGGCAAACCTATTTACCGCCCTGACGGCAAGGTCCTGAAGGGACCAAATTACAAAGAACCTTATTTGCAAGACCTGATTATCGAATGACCACCTCAATTATTTCTCGCACGGGACGTGTCCAATCTTGGATGGATGATCCAACGTCCAGACTGCCGGTGTCGTGCACGGTGTTTGTTGTCCAAGACTCTATGGAGGGTCCCGATGGAATCGAAGCAAGCTGGCGATTTGTATCACATGCTCTACGTTTCGGAGCAGGCTGCGCGGTCCACTTGTCGGAACTGCGACCCAAAGGAACAGAAAATGGTAAAGGCTTGGTTGCATCTGGACCGGTCTCCTTCGCTAAAATCTACTCGACACTAAATGAAATCCTTCGTCGCGGGGGTGTATACAAAAATGGTGCCGTGGTTTGTCACCTCGATCTTTGCCATGGTGATGCTCTTGAGTTTATTACAACACCACGCAACGAGCTGCCATGGGTCAAACGGTGCATCAACATCACTGAAGGTTGGTGGCGGTCGTGCACGTTCAAGGAACAGCTTTTACAATCAATCAAAGCTGGAGATGTCTGGCTCAACAAAGTAAAGTATGACAACGATGGAAACCGGATACGAGGAAACGTCTGCCTGGAGGTATACCTGCCCTCACGCGGGACCTGCCTGCTCCAACATTGCAATCTCGGTGCCTGTGAGTTCGACGAGATTCCAGGAGCTTTCGTTCAGGGTATGTCGGAGCTGTGTACCCTCCACGCTAAAACTGGCGTTGGCGATTCTGGAGAATACCTCCCACCTGAGACAGACAGACAAGTCGGACTCGGAATGCTCGGACTGGCAAATCTCCTACGGCGGTACGGAGTAACTTATGAACAGTTCGGTATCGCTTTGGACCAGCACAATGCAGGCGAAGTGGTACGAACACCAGCCTATGAACTGGTGCATCAATTCCACATTGGTATTGAGTCTGCCGCCGCAATGGCTAGGTCTCATAATATGGTTCGAGCCTTTGCTATCGCACCCACTGCCTCCTGCAGTTATCGCAGCAAGGATCTGGATGGTTATACTTGCACACCAGAAATCGCTCCGCCTGTCGGGTGTACAGTAGACAGAGATAGTGGCACCTTTGGTGTCGAGACATATGAATATGGCGAAGTAGAAATCGCCAGTGAAGTAGGATGGAAAAATTATAAGCGAGTCGCGGACGGCATTATGACAATGCTCGACCGCACGGGACTTCTTCACGGGTATAGCTTCAACAGTTGGAGTGATGTCGTTGTATATGACGAAGCCTTTATCGAAGAGTGGTTGGATTCTCCGCAGACCTCCCTTTACTACAGTCTACAAGTCATGGGAGACACTCAAGATAAGTCAGATGTATACGCTGCACTAGATGATGACGTTGACCAGTACCTTGCAGACATTCTAAATGAAGAACAAACCTGCGATTGTCAAGAATGAACCCGTATCAAAAACTAATCGAACGAAAAAGAACATGGACACCAGTACAAACAACTGCTGGTACAGTGAAGGAGGGGGCCGAAGAAGTATTGCAACGTGCCCTTGCAGTAAGACATATGGAACTGCCTGTGGGAGAGTTTATCAATGAAGCTCTTGCTACCGAAGTACCGTCGCTGGCACGCGAGTTACTTATCTCCAATGTCAAAGACGAAGAAAAGCATGACCTCGCACTTGGTTACATTGCCAATGCTCACGGGGTTGATGAAAAAGCTGAGGCCGAAGCGTTACGGCTCCGTGATGCTTGGACAGCGCATCCGGATCATACAATCACTAAGGCCATGGTCGCTGAGCGTGCAATT